GGCTGTGCGGCTACAGAGAACGCTTCCTGGAGGAGAACAGCGCCCTCCTTGGACAGGTGAACCTGTTCCGCGTCTATCGCCCCCTGGAGTCCCAGCTCCAGGAGCCACTTCACCAGGGCTACATCCTGCTGCTCAGGCGTGTAGGCGTGCTTGGCCTGGAGGATGGCGACCAACTGCTGAGCGGCGGAGCTGCCGGCGTAGATGGGCTTGCCGTTGGACTTGTAGCCGACAATCTTCCCGTTTCGTGGGCCAATGGCGATGATCGGCAGGCCCTGCCAGCTTCCCAGATTAATCTTGATTTTCGCGGTCTTGACCAGCGCCTTGACCAGCGGCTCCGGTTCCAGAAAATAGAAAGCTGGTAGTGAATTCATTGAGTTAGCTCCCTAGACAGTCTCGCCGACGATCAAGTTACCGAACCGTGCATATCTGGTTCTGGAAACGCGGCTCAGAGGGCATGCGCGCGAGCCAGTTCCAGATCCATCCGCACGTCCCAGAACAACCCCGCCAGCTCGGGGTAGTGGCGCTCGATGTCGAGATCACGCCGCCCCTCGACCCAGGCCGCGGCGTAGCGGTGCGCGACTCCCATTCCGAGCGGGGTCAATATCCCCTCCGCGTCCTCGGTGGACCTACTGAGAGCCTTGCTTAGCGGCATTACGTACCTCATGGATGAACCTCCAGGCGTCGCTTGCGCGGATGTAAACGATCCCGTCCAGCACCTTGCTCTGCTCCAGAATGGCCGGGAGCTTTTTCACTTGCCCCTCCCAGTAAACCGGAACCTCCAGCGCCTTGGGGTTCATGATCTCCTCGGTCCACATGATGTCGTCTTTGAGCGTCGCGCCAGAAAGACGCGGCTCGTAGGTTCCGTCGGCCCGCTTCAGCAAAAAGAGAACCTGCTCGTTTGTCTCGTCCAGATCTTCCATTGCGTCCTCACTTGTGCGCTTTTAATTTTTCGTTGATCCACCCAACAATTGCAGCGTGATCCGCCGCAATGTAGTCAGCGTATAGATCTCCGACTCCATCCCGCTCCATGATCTTTCGCAAGTTGGCCAGATTCTCCTCGGGCGTTCCCCCCTTCTTGCAAATTGTACGGTGCAGGATAGCAGCGCGATGCGGTACGTCGAGACGCTTGAACGTCGCCTCGAAGTGCGCGATGCACTGGTCGTGGGTGTCCTTATCCGGGATCCAGCCGCGCAACCGAAACTTGTAATAGCGGCAGGAAAGCGAATCATTCTGGGGCATGTCCTTGATCGGGATGGGCAGGCGCAGAACCATGGCCTGGGCGTCGGCGATGCCGCGACCAGTGGGATCGATGATCACTTTGTTCTTCGGATCGTAGTAGATGCTGTTGCAGGTGAAGTCGCGGCGCTCGTAGTCCTTGCGCATCTCGTGGTCCACTCGGATGTCCGGCCAATACTTGCCGTTGACCGGATTTTCACACTGCTCGCCGTCCGCCGTCGTATAGGACACCATGCCGGTCAAGTCGATACCCGGACCACTCTTGGTTGCGCAAACAGTCATCCAGGCCTCATCCCCAGGAGGCTTGCTTGTGATGCGCTTATTCGGGGGCAGATCCGCGCCAACCTGATTGAAACAGGATTTCATGACCGACGCATCGGCCGTGGTCACCATGTCGAAATCCTTGAGCTTGGAAATCACCTTCTCGTCAGTGATGTCGCTCCCGGGCTTGACCAGGTTGAGCAGATCGCGCACCGCCCCGCCAACCAGATAGGTCTCGCGGCCTCGCTTCCACAACCATTCGGTATACTCAGTAGACGTGTGCGATCCCACCGCGGGGGTCGTCATCAACTCGTCGAGAATCTTCTGGTGCCGTTCGTTAGGGCGAACGAAACACTTGTCTGGAAGATCGTGGGTAGCGGATTTGTAATACTCAGGGCCCGCCTCATGGGATTCAAAGTTCTTCCAGTCCGCGAAGTGGAGTTGGGTGGCGTGATGCTCATCATGCGGCCCCTGATAGCCCGGGCCAAAGTCAATGATCGGATGCCCTGCTTGATCCGTGCCGATGAATGTCCCTTCCTGCTTCTTGCCCTTCACCGTCGCAGTGACCTTGGCCCCGTTGCGCATGAATCCCTTGAGTACCGCCGGTACCTTCATCTCGCTCTTGGGGACGAGCTGAATCTCGCCCACCCGCTCTACTTTTTCTGGAGCGAATACGATGTCTGCCTTGGCCGAGGACTTGGGCGCGGGCTTGGGCGCTGGCGCAGGGGCGGGCTTCTCTTTTTCTGGAAAAATCACCCGCGGGTCGGAGTCCTCGATTTTCTGGAATACCGCGCGGCTCACCGTGATCCGGTGATAGGTTGGGCCAGGCTCAACCTGCGCTTGAATGCCGAAGTGCTTGCGGAGCTGCTCGATGACTCCCTTGTGCCCCGGAGAGAACTTCAACACCACCAGATCGGGATCGGTGTGGTGCGGACGCAGGTGACCGTTCAGATAGCCCAAGAGCCGCGCAGTCCACCCCGGCTCCTTGGTCTCCTGGCCGTTGCGGAGGTAGATGGGGGTCGAGCCATCCCAGCCGACGATCTTGCCCCCACGCGGCCCAGTCGCAATAACCGAGATCATCGACTTCTCCAGGTCAGCTTTGTCCTGGGGACGGAGCGCTACCTTGGCGGCGTTGCCGATGACGTAGCGCCTACGCTCCTCGGTTCCCTCCCGGGCAGAATCCTGCCCGGTCACCGCCGCGTCGGGCAAGACGATCGGATAGACGTTGCGCAGGGGCTCGGTGACCGTATAGATCTCCTTGTCCCGCTTCAGCCCCTCGGCGACCTCTTCCTCCTCATCCTTCCAGTCGCGGAGCAAGTCAGTCGGATCGATGTGCGGATTGGGACCTTTTTCTGGAACGCGCCGCTTGGGGGTCTCGACCAAGTAGTTGGCCGCGGTGCCGTGGCCACCCGCGCGATTGCCCTCCTGGCTGGTGGCCGCGCCGATGTCCGCCGATACCTGCCCGCTCTTGCCAAATCCTGGCAGGGGAATGACCAGGCGAATCTTGGGCGACTCCTCGGCGCTCTGCACCCGGGTCAACCCCACCCAGCGCTTGAAGGCCTCGACCTCCATCGGATTGGTCTGAAGAAAGAACTTCTCCGGCCGGTCATAGCTCAATCCGTAGGCGCGCTCGGCGCCCTCCTGGTTGGAGAAGCCCAGCATGCACTTCTGCTCGTCCCAGATGCCGGTCTCGGGATTCTGCTGCTCGATGACGTAGACCATCTCGGAGTCGGGGTCGGGGCCAATGAACACGTCGAGAGGATCATCGTCGGCGCCGGTGGTGCCCAAGATCTCCCCGTAGGCGTGCAGCATCCAGGTCTTGTCGGTGCCCCCGTCGGGGGTGTGGAAGGTCCGCGGGGTGCCGGCCGGGTTCTCAATGTGAATCGGCAACCCCCAGAGATGCACCAGCTGCTCGCCCCCGGAGAGAGCCTTGCGCAGATCGTCCTCGCGCAGAACGGCGCGGCACAGCTCGGCCTCGCTCTTGTAGACCTTGCCGCCCTTGCCCCCGGGCACCAGCTCGCCTTCCTTGTTGAAGCCCCAACCCTCTGGAATTCTTATTAATTGACAAGCGCAGTGCGGATGGATCGTCCCTACAACCGCTTGCCACTCGGCGGTCTTCTTGCCCACGTTGGTGCCGTTGGCGACCAGGACCGAGAGCGGGAAGATGCGCGGGTTGCCGTCCGGGCCGTTGTAGAGCCTCGCGCAGTGCTTGCACGAATCCGGCATTACCCTCTTTGCTACCAGGGCGTCTTCGCCGTAGCGCTTGGCGATGTGGTCGGCGAGCCCGGTCTGCATGGCCGTCTGCTTCTCGGTCACGGCGATGCGATCCCAGTCGCGGGTCCAGTCCTCGCTCGCCCAGCCGAGGTCGCTCTTGAGCTGCTTCGCCGTCTCACGCTTGGCGATATTCTGGGCGGTCTTGTCCCGGGTGATCTTCTCCAGCTTGGCGCGGAGCTTGGCGTCGGCCTCGATGAGGATGTTGCCGGTCTGCTGGTTGACCTTGTTGCCCAGGCCCTTCAGGTAGCCAGCGGCGTTGAGCTGGGCGAACTTCACCGCCCGCTGCTCGGGGACCGAAAGCGGGATGGGGTTCTTGCGCACGTATTTCTGGAAAGCGTCGAAGCTCATGCTGGCTGCGGCCTTGTTCTGGAGCACACCCAGAAGCTGGCCGTAGAGGTAGGCCTGCTCCACCGAATTCAGGTGCCCCTCGATGAGCCCGGCCTGCTCCAGCTCCTGGAGCACCGCGGGGTCGACCGCTTCCGGGCCAATCGCGCTCACGATGAAGGCGTTGTGGTGCTTCTCCACGATCTTCTGGACTTTCTGGAGCTGCTCGGGGGTCAGTAGCATGACGCCGCCTTTTCACACTGAGTCACCGGCTTACGCAGGCTGTTGTAAATACGTTGCCTAGCCAGGTTGAAATACTCAAGCTCTTGTTCGATACCCTGAAACAAAAATCCCTCGGCGAGCACAGCGATCCCGGTCGAGCCCGACCCCATGAACGGGTCGAGCACCAGCCCACCAGGAGGGGTCACCAGCTTGACCAGGTAGCGCATCAAGGCGACCGGCTTGACCGTCGGGTGGATTTTATCTTCGCCCCGTTCTTTCTTCGAAGCTTTTGCACAATAGAAAAACCGAGAGGCGCCCCCGATGTCATCATACAAAGGACCGCAAGGGATCCCTTCTCCGCTTTTCGCGCCGATATTGTAAAATCCCGAAGGGCGAAGACCGCCTTTCGGGATTCTGGAATCTCCGCGAATCGTTCCGCTTTGCTCATCCAATACTTGACCGGCTTCTTCGTCTAGAATCACGTTTGCTGGCCAGCGCCCCGCCGGTTGGATCCGACATACTTCGATGTCGATCCCGCCCGTTCCGTGTTCCATGACGTTTTCAGCGATGGTTCCGATCAAAGGCTTCCGCGCCAAGATGATCGGCTCATAGGCGGGCTTCAAAGCCGTTCCCCACCCATCCCATTTTTTTGCGGCTTCGGAAGCCGGAGAGGTTAAATAAGCCGCTCCGGTATTACCGCCCTGATAGACACCTTCATATATCGTTCCGGATAGAGGTCGATGATTAGGGTTTGGTGCTATCTCCTCCCGCTCCAAACCCAAGCTTTTATCAATCGCTTTTCCGATATTCAAGCTCTTCGGGAACCCCGTTCCGTAGAGCCACATGATGCAATCACGGATCTCGAATCCCGCATCCTCGATCGCACAGGCGATCCGGTGATAGGTCCGCGTCCCGCCGAAAGCCAAGAGGTGCGCCCCGGGCTTCAAGACTC